CCCAGGCGGTGACACGTACTCTACTATTAGAACAGCAGTAGAGGGTATCACCATTCGGACCCCCGCTTACAAAGCGGAAACGGTTTGTTAGACTACTTCTTCGTAGAAGTATTCGTCGCAACCCGGTGCACCTAGAGGCGATCGCCTGCGTCTACATTTTTGGATAGTAGAAACAGGTTCTAGTTCCTTTTCAGGTTCTAGTGATCGGTTCCAATTGGTGTTATGCCAGTTCATATAAGCACCTAATGGCGGTTGCTGACGCGGTTCACTTACTCGCATAAGCGAGTGTGTCCCACGTTCAACAGAAACCAACTTGGTGTCAAGTGAACAATCATAACCACCCCAAAACTCTCGCGGTACAAAAGAAGCTAACTCTAACCAATAACGGTATAAGTTAGGATTCTCGTACTGTCGACCATCAGTTACTGCCCAAAGGCGGAGCTGATTTGCCACCCGAATCACATCAGTGAGACGATCTGGCGGTCGCTTGAGATAGAAAGGGGTTACATCAATTCCATGATAATAATGCCCACCACAAGACTCCCGAAAGGGACCATTGTGGAAGCTTTTATCCGTATTGCACGAAAAACCAAATTCATGCAGTACCCAAATGAGGTCTTCATAAAGTTCACTTTGAACTATTATGTCATCCCCATAGATGGAAATGATGCCGGAAATGCCAGTAAAGTAAGCAGTGGTTCTCGCAAGAACGAAAAAGATTAAACTTTCAAGTTCGAACGTGAAACCATTGCCCATAGAACTAAACATCTCCATACGGAACGTCTCTCCTTCAATCTCCACAGTGTGGCTCCGAATATCGTTAAGATATTCATACCACAATCTGGGAAGAAGAGCTTTGACAACCGCGTGACTAATCGTATCGGAAGCGCTAGAAAGGTCAATGGTTGCGAGTGTATTAAGCTCGCTTCCAACCTTTGCTAGCATCCTATTACGACTCTGGTCATTTAGGTTGATACCAAAGCGTAAAAGGCGTCTCCGGATATGCCGGCCGACACCTTTCTGAAGAAACATATTGATATCTGGCTCTTTACAAGCACATCTATCAATTTCCGTTTTCTTTGGAACGGTGAACAGTACGTTACCTGGTACAACATTGATGTCGTAAAAGGTTTGATACTGTCGACTTAGTGGAGCCAAACGATGAATAACATCGAGAAACTTCACCGCATCCTCAGTTACATCAGCCTTACCGTTGAACTTATGAGCTGGAGAGCTCATAGTTCTTCGACGACTCGTTGACGCACCGCCCGAGAAACTGCCGAGGACCACTTCATCATGAAGCGGGCCAAGGATCTCGCGGACGTACTTTCGCGCACGTCGTAAGAAGCTGGATAAAGTGACACGGGGTAATAAGTTATACCCAGGGTCAAGTTCCAGGAACCTTTGGTTCGTCTTAGCGTTTACTTCCTCGCATTCCCGAAACTTTCGAATGGCGTTTGATCGCCGCTCGGAAGCTGGGACAAGGGATTCCTCACAGAATTTTGAGAGGTACTCCTTGGCCAAGTAGGCAGACGCAAAGTCTTCTCTTCCGACAATGGAATTGACAACTCCAATGACGGATTCTTTGGCTGATCCGGGTAAGGCATAGTTCCAATTTCGGAACTTGGCGTTAGCCCGAGTTTTCTTCCTTCGATGCTTGTACATTCGTGATCCCCTTGTGGGTGATTGAAGGCGAGAAACAGGGCAAGCCCTGCTAGTACTACCGTGGTGACATAAGTCATAGCCAGGCGTACTGTATTCTCGCGAGCTGCAGACATGAAATGCCGGCGCTCAGTGCTGTCAATAGACATCACTGAGATTCACCAGCATATCATTAATCTGCGTCTGAGCAGCGGCCATTGCATTAGCCATAAGGCCAATAGCATCGGCACGCTCCTGAGTGCTCGACAAGCCATCGAAGGTGGCAGATACTTCAACGTACGCGGTGCGAACTACGACGGGAGTCGAAACTCCGTTAATAGTTTGCGTCTGTACGATAGGAACCTGCAGCCGAAGCGACGGACGATACTTACCGTTTGACGATTTCAACGAAGCGGAGAAGCGAGGATTACCCGCAGGCACCGAGGTCTTTTCAGACCAAAGATGCACTCCATTCGTATCATCGCCGTCAGGCGAGTAAGTATGTGCGACAGGTGTCGCAGCCCGGTCATTGATGACCAGATTAGCCCTTGCGGACATGGTACTTCTCCTATTAATTTATTGGAGGAAATGGCATTAAGCCAGTGTACATGGATGCCCCTTAGGCTAACGCCTAAGGTTTGGTAGGCTTTGAACGAGGAGAGCGAGTGCTTTCCAAGGACGATCGCCTACAAAGGGATGTTGAGAAGCCCAAACTCCGGGAAGCGGCCAAGACGTGAGTCTTTCGCGCTTGTACCCTTCGTACCGTACAGTTCCGGTACCAAAGTTATTTATTTTCGCATTAGCGTCATAAATACGATGGTGGTGGACGTACGGCCCTGTGAAAGAATTTTTCACAGACATGGAGCCATCAACAAAGTTCAATCCAGCAGGTGCCGTAAGTGCTTGGAGGACGCTCCCAATGGGAACGAACCAGTCAACCACGAACGACCACGGCGTCAAATCCCATATTAGGGATAGGGGATTGAGAAGACCTACCTGGTTGATAGTACGCAAGCCGGGACAGTTGGGGTCGATACGAGCCCATATTTTGCACCGGACATGCGCTTTCTCATCATACGGGCCATGCACAGTTACACTATTGTAACTAATATCGTTACAAGTAATGGACGGGCATTGGCACTGTTGTTGAGAAGAACCAGATCCTGAAAGAAGAAATGCATCATTAGCATGCTTCTTTAGGATGCCATATGTACCATAGATATCCGCCATGAGTGGTTTCCACCCATAAACGTATTCTAGGTACCGACGGGCAACATCTTTTGAAATAGTCTGAGCGTCTCGCAGAGCGCGGTAAGGTGTATTCCTAAACCGACGCATAAGCTTGTCGTCATGAAAATTCTTCAAGAGGTTATAGAGCTCTTTACACGGGTTGTGTAGGAGCTCAACCGTCTGGCGAAAGGTCGCCAAATCACTAGCGATACCGGCTTTTTCGTCGGCAATTTTCAATAGTGCTTTGGTAGCTGCCTCGGATCTCATAGAAGATGGTATGACAGGGGTACCGCTAATAGAAGCGAGACTCCCTATACTACTCTTCAGATTTCCGGAGTTGGACGTCAAGACGATGTCAGGACGCCAACCACCTGGCGTTGACTTGACCCACGAAGGCCGACCACTGGTAGAACTAACGGTGTCTTGAATGGCACCGAGTTCGATCCAGCGGCGGAACTTCATGAGGTCAGTCGCAGTCAGAAAAGTTCCGTTAGGAAACGTAAGCTTTGTACCACGAGTTTTGTCGGGGACCCAATGCTGCTCCAAAAGAAGATCATTCCTTGGGGCGTTCATTGTGTTAATCCCGTCGTTCCAAGTGATATTGGCAGACGATAATTTTCCTGCGAAACTAGCCATGGCAGCAATTCCCTTTATAGCTGTGATAGCATCTGCTACCGGTATGATTCCATTATCATACCCATGCAAACTAAGGTCTGCATGACAATAATGGACGCCTTAACTGTTACGCAATGCGTATCCCAGTAAACTGGGCACTCAGTTAAGAGTTTCTCTAAGGTCTTAACGACCATTGAGAAAATACTACCCC